TCTAAGGCAGATTTCTGCCACTGAGCAAACTGAGCTTGCTGCTGGCTTGACAAGTAAGCAGCTGCTTTCGTATTAGCTTTGTTGGCGTCCTTTTGAGTGACAGTAGCCACATAACTTGAAGCGCCAGGCTTCAGCCAAGGTGTCCCAGCGGTTGCGTAAACGGCCATATCATTGTCCTCCAAAGCGAAGTTTGTCCGGCGCATAGAAAGCGTTCCCGACTTTCCCGGAGTCTGCGATCGCGGCCTTGTAGGGGGAAAGTCCTGGGGCAGTCTGTGCGGCTGCAGCCAGCTTGGCAGCGTTCACGGCGTCGATAGAGGCAGAAGCCCCGGAAGCTTGCTGCGCGGCGGCTTGCGCGGCGGCGTCGGACTGTTTCTTTGCTGCGGCTTCGTCAGCTTTGCGAAGCTCGGCCTGGCGAAGTTGTTCTTGCTCGGCAAGTTGGGCGGCCTCAGCTGCAGCTTGCTTCGCGGCCATACGCTCTTGAGCAGCGATCTGGTCATTCTGCATCTGCCGCTGAGTATCCATGGCCAACTGCCATTGCTTGAACTCATTCTGCTGCTGCCGAGCAACGGCTTTTTGGTCTGTGACTGGTTGTGATCCTCCGCCCATAGTTTTGTATAGTTAATTGTTTACCTAGAGGCAAGTCCGCCTCCCACCGCGCCAAGAATTCCGCCGATAGCTGTTCCGTAAGGACCGGCCATCGAGCCAGCAGAAGCGCCGGCAGCAGCTCCAGAAAGAGCACCTCCCCAGAAAGATCCTTTCGAAGCCCGGGCCGCATTGGTCGCCGAGGCAAGATCGTTCTCATACTGACCCCAGCGCTGCGCACTTTGCTGCATGGCGTTGATCAAATTGTTGTTGTCCACCTGCCCGGAAGCAAGAACGGCATTCCGCCAGGCATCAGTCGCATCAGCGTTTGCGTTCTTCGTGGACTGAACAGTTGTTGCCAGCATGCCTGGATCGAGGCCGGCAACCGGAGCAGGATTTGCCGAAAGCAACGCGGCCGCTTTGGCTTGCTGCGCAGTCCGGGTGTCGTAATAGTCCCGCCGCGTCGAGTCTGCCAAAGCGGAGCGGGCAAACCCGGAGTCGGTCATAGCTCCGGTTGCGATCACATCGTTCAGTCCCATTTTCAGCCACTGGTTGGACAACGCCTGGCTTGGACCGCCTTCAAGGTCTTCACGAACCTGTGCGGGAAGAAGATTCCGGACAGCTAGTGTATCCGGGGAGACTTTGCTTTCGACATCCTGAGAGGCAAGCGCATTGAGAAGCGACTCGCCTCGTGTCATGTTTTGCAGGGCCCGAACGTCCACCGAACGCAGAGTGGGCGCCGTGTTGGCAAGCTGGCTGGTCGTGCCGCTGGAAAGCCGCAGCGCACCAAGCATATTTGATGTGTAAGAAGAACTCGGGCTGGCAATTGCTGGTTGTGAGAATGATCCGCCCATAGGTTTTATTTATACTCCAGAGGTTGAACTGTAAACTTCTCTTTTCATACGAGTGAAGCCCATTTTTCCGAGAAGCTCTTCGGGGAAAGTCTTTCTCTCGTCGGCGATTGGGACTCCAAGAAGGCCTTCTCCGCCATGAGAAACTTGATGGACATGTTTGAAAGCTTGAAGAGTTTCTACCACGTCGCGAGGCGAAGCGATTCCAGGATGAAACGCCGGGAAAACCACTGGCAGATAAACCACGTCGCAATAGCCGAAAGTCTGCTCCTTACGGCGCAGCTCGAACATGCGGGCCGAAGCGAACGGGTTGACATAATGCTCGAACGATTTGGCAAAAAGTTGGAGCTTGGCGAAATCGTCTCCGAATCTGGAGACTTCTTGGAGAATGACGGGGTGGCTCATGAGATTGGAAGAGTAACAAGTCCGCTGTGAACTTCAGAAGGTGGCACCGGGAGAGCAAGCTGCTCGATAAAGTTTTCAATGTCCTGAGCTGTCAAGTCCTGCAAAGCACACTTCAAGCAAGAGCCTTTGGACCGAGCAGTCCCTGGAATTGTGATCGACGAATAGAGCGCCGCCGGAGCCACGTTAGAAAACGGGCTGACAAAAGCGTTGGCCGGAGCCCGCTGAAAGTCTAAGGAATCTGAGATGCTTGGCATGCTATGAACAGGGATGGAGAAGTCGTTCGGCCGCAAGCGCGGCAAGCGCGGTTTCTGTGGCGGCTTGAAGAGCCTGGGCGTCGGCGTCAGCCTGCGAAATGTTGGACACAAACTGGGCAGTGGCCGTAGCCTCCAGCGGCAGTGATTGGTCCGGGCAAACACTCTCGGCCGTATAAGTCTGCTTCGATGCGAACTGCGAAGTTTGTCCTGCGAAAGCGTAAAGATCGTCGGCCGGTATAAAGCCTTCGTCTTTCGGAAAAATATAGTTTTGCCCGCTTTCCGCGGAAAAGCAAAGTTCGCCGTCTTCCAAAGCGGCGCGGCCGCCGGACTCTTCGGGATGAACGTCCAGGAAAACCCGCAGTGCTTCGACAGCGAGCTGGCCGCACCAACGAAGAAGCAACGAAAAGGCTTTATCGATGTTCTCGGCGTTTCCACTTTCGCAAGTCACCTGCCCGTCTGCGTCATCAGTATTTTGAGTAATAACCCGGCGACTTTGCTTCCGCAAGTCACCCAAAGTATCTTGCTCCGAAATTGCCAGAGACGATCCGGCGTTGTCATACTCTGTCGGACAAGACAGTGAGGAACATAAAAGCTGCTTATAGGCCCCACGGACTCCACGGTAGCGGACTTGAAAAACAGGAAATCCGGAAAGCTCCCGCAAATCGATTTCGGCGTAGGAAAGCTTTTTCAAGTCCAAGCCGTCACCAAGAAGCCGGGTCTCCATCTCGCAGAAGATCGGCTGCCGATAGGAAGTAATGGAAAAGTCGTTCTCCAAGACAAAAAATCGGTCTTCCCGGTCCGGAGTGAATGCTTCCCAGATGTGATTGTGCGAGCCCAGCGATACCGAAGCATAGTCCACAGAAGCCGCGAATACCCGGTGCTTGCTGCCAATAAAAGCCGAAGCCCACTGCACCGGACGGATCCCAGTCCAGATTCCGGCCCACGCAGGAATTCTCTCACTGCTGCTCAGCTCGGCAACAGACGCGTAGTCCATCACGAAAGTTTCACTGTTGAGATTCTGTTTGACCGGGACGGACATCAACAAAAAGTTTTCGAAGCTGACTCCACAAATCCCGCTTTGATCTTCAGCGAGATACTGCTTGGAGAAAGCCATCTCCGCGTCACGAAAATTCACCTGGCTGGTGAGATAGGTCGTCGCCGCGGTATCGCTCGAAACAAGGCCGCCAAGTCCATACCACCACATGAGACCGGACTGGAAAGCAATGCTTCTTCCGGCAATGCACCCCACAGAAGGAAACAGCACTGACTGAAAGTTTGCGGTAGAAGCCCACTTGGCCCGGTCTCTCACACCTGACTGCAAGATTTCGCTGCGCTCATTGGTGAACACCACAACGATCTCCTGCCGCTGGTCTCCGATAAACGGGGCAATTCCTGTGACTTCCCGCGGAAAAGAAAAGTCACCTCGTGACTCACCGGAAACTCTCTCAGTAAATTTCAACGGGTCGTAAGCATCCGAAGCCAAAACGACTTTCCCGCGGGCAACCCACAGCCGACCGCCGGAGTAAGCCATCCAGGTTCCGAGCGGAGTCTCCAGAGCCGGCGACTTTTCGTCCAAATGGCGACTTTCCAGGCCATCCCAGTATGCAGCGGGATTTATACCATCCTGCATCATAAGGACGTTGTAGGCCGGTGTTATGGACAAAGTGTCGTCGGGCAGCAGCGACACGTTCTTCTGTGCCACCACCAAATGCACCATCTTGGCCAGCGGATCAAAAGACACTCCAGGGACTTGAAAAATTGACCAGTCACGAGGCTGAATGAAAGGGTGTGGAGAAGCGTAAATTTTCCCGTCTACTGCGGCCACCAAATAGTCGACTTCATCCAAGGAGTTTTCGTTGGTCCGAGTCTTGCGAAAATACGTGAAGCCTTGCAAGTTTCCAGGCGGCAAGATCAATTGCATAGAGAAACCTGGCCGCGTCTGGACCACGCCGCCTCGATTAACGATGTTCACGCCACGCTGATACTGGTCTTCCCGCAACAACCATGGATGCCGCAGCGTGTTCATGCCATAGATCCACCCGGCGTCTACTTTAACATCCCGGCCTGCCGATAGGTTTGGACTTTTCACAGCATCACGTCGTCTGGGACGGTCATCACGTCGGCATTGATTTGAATCTGCGAAGTCCTTGGACCATCAAGAGCCCGGTTGCGTTTATTCAAGTAGTCTACCGCCCGCAGACGATAGCGCTCGGACTCGTCGTAAAAATTCTTCCTCAGTAGGTCCTGACTTTTCACCATCATAGTGATTGCAAGCCGGGAATCTAAATTAATGAAATCCCGTTCAGAAGTCACCTTGAAACTCTTACGGCGATATTTCATCCGGACTGAGCCGCAGCGGCTTTGAACCCGGATCCGACGATAGCTCGGCGTGATTTCGCGAGGGTGCATGTCCGCGAGCAAAGTCAAACTATCCGGGTTGCCACTGTCCCAAGCATAAACCACCACAAACCCGGCCGTCTCGGCTTTTTCGATAGCTGTCACTTTCGCAACTTTAATCGCCGGCAACAATTGAGCGAGCTTGTGCGTGCCGGCTCCGATATTAAACATTGAGACACGGCCGGCCAAAGAAGTGCCGTTGACAGCTTGCGAATACTGTGCAAAAATTTCTACCGAGTCACCGTCCGGTCGGAGATAGTAAGTCGTCCCGGCAACCAGAGGAGAAGGCAAGGTGTCAGAGCTGCTAAAAGTCACAGCGGCCCCGACTTCAAACTCATTGTTTGGAACTTCAATAGAAGAAGCCGACGGGACAGTGAAGTTTCGAGTAAGCAGCAAATTATGCTCGCCACTGCCGACACCGGTCAAAACAACAGGCACCCCGGCAGTTGTCAGCAAAGAAAAATTATTCTCAGAATCTACGGCGAGAAGATACTCTGTCGCCAAGGCGAGCGGAACCGGCAACGTCCCGTCCGTCGTGAAAGTGACAGCTGTCAAGTTCAACAAAAACCCGGAGAATTCAAGATCAAGATAGCTGTCTCGAATGACAACCGTGACAGGAATGTCTTTGGTCGCGAAGTTACTTCCCGTGCCCATAGAGACGATCAAGATCCGGCCGGTCGTCGCAGCAAGATCTTCCGCGTGAACTTCGGAATCGTAAACTTCTATCAGCCCGGAAGAAATGACCCGGAGATGATAAGTTGTCGTCGCGTCGATCGGCGGAGTTGTTGTCGGCAACACGCCGTCTTGAACAAAAAACCGCATGGTGTCGCCGGTCAATTTCCCGGTCGTTTCGGTTTTCCAGGAAGCGTTGTAGCCGACGCTGAACGCCCGGCTGATGTTGAGATACAAAGTGCCGGAGCCAAGCGAAGACAGATTGATCGCCGTGTTCCCGGTCGCATCTTTCAAGGTGAATCCGTCAGTAGTCATCGGAGACTCTGCCCGGTAAACGGTCGCAGCTTCTAACGGCTCCGGTAGAGCTCCGGTAGAACTGAACTGAACGTAACTCCCTGCGGCAGGTGTCAACACGACAGTTGGCACGCTGGTGTATCCGGAGCCGCCTGCGGTCACGATAAAACTTGTAACGACACCCGCCGTGACAACCGCAGTCGCAGCAGCTCCTGTTCCACCGCCACCTGTGAAAGTCACAATCGGCGGAAAGAGGTAGTTTGTCCCGCCAACAATCGAGGTGAACCCGGTCAGAGCTTCTGCGGTCAACACTGCCGTCGCCGACGCTCCGGAACCGGAGGGCAAGTTCAAGCCGTGGCCTGGAGCAGAGATGTTGCTGGTAGACCCGGTAGTCGCGGTAGCAAGAATAATTTTTACTAGGGAGTTGGATCCTGCACCAGGAGTCGTCAGCACCAAGGCATTCAGCCCGGCAAACGCATTAGCTGCAGAGGAATGCAGAGAAAGTTCTTTTGCGCCCAAAACTTTTACGTAGTAAGAGACACCAGCCAACAGCGGCTCCGGCAGACTGCCACCGGAATTTCTCGCTGTGACTGAGTCTCCGGTGCTGAAGTTGTGATTGACATTGAAAGTCAGCGTCGTGCTTGGGTTGATCGCCGTCAATGACCGGGCCACAACGTCCGCGCCGACTGAAGAGACATTGACCGGCGTCGCCCCCGCTTCGGCCAGCGAGCTCGACTCGAAAATCAAGAAACCATCCGAGCCTTCTTTCTTAATATAATACGGGCTCGCCAAGGCCAAGTTGCCCGGAGTGGAGACTGCTTCAAAAACAACCTGACTTGAATCTTCCAGCGTGATCGGACTGGCCGAAAGAAATTTCGTGCGGGCTTCTACTGCCCGAGTATCTGTCAAAGAAAATCCAGCCCCAGCCTCTGTGGAGACGATCTGCACCGGCGCCTGGTTTGTCTTGGCATCCAGCCGAGTCAAATGCAGGCTGACTTCCGTCGGACTGTAGACGCGGACATAGTAGAGCCCGTTATTCAACAGCGGGCTTGCAAACCCGGAAGTGAAAGCGAGCTTCATCAAAACGCCAGAGTCTAGATTATGGGCAGTCGCAGCAAGAAATTTCGTAATTGCGGTCGGCGAAAAAATCCGAGAAAAAATCCTTAAGTCCGGCAAAGCGATCACTCCGCCAGGAAAATCCGAAAGCAAGTTGACAGGGACAGAAATCCCGTCGTTCCAAAGACCAGTTTCTCCTTGCGTTCTCAAGACCCGGCCGTCAGTCCCAATGCCGAGAACCCGGACCAATTTTCCGGCATCAGATTGCAGCTGCCCAACAGCGACGATTTCTGAAGCGTTAATAATGTCTGTAAAGCACGGAGCAAGTCCTTTGTCATCCCAGGCCCATGGAACTCCTTTCTCAGTAATGCCGTCGCCGTTGAGATGGAACTCATAAAACTCATCTCGCATAAAAGCCGGGCGGCAGTCCACAGCGACTGCAAGTGGAGTTTCAATTTCTGGCGGAAGTGAAACAGTCACGCCGTCTTTTGCCACACAGATGTCTGCATAGCCGAGATTTGCATTCCAATCGCCTTCGTCCTGCAGAGCTTGGATGGCATCCGTGATACGTAGCAACGCCTTTTCTCGGCTGCTACGGCCAAGAATCTCGATGACTTCCTCGATGATTTCAGAAACGAACATTTTATTGCATCGGCAAGCCCATGCCGCCTTGAGAAGCCGCGGTAAGTTGATCGCCGAAGCCTTCGAGCCCTGTCGGCTGGCCGGAAAGCGTTCCGAGCTGCTCGGCCATCTTTCCTTGAGCGGCCACAGCTTTCTGCCCGGCTTTCAGCTGGGAGTCGGCCGCGTCAAGTGTCTGGCCGAAGGACTTGATGAATTCCTTGGCCGCGTCGAAAATCGGCCGTGGGATTTCGAGAGTCACAGTCTCTTCGGGCTGTGCGTCGGCGAGTGCTTGTTCGATAGGTGCGGTCATATTATTCGTCTTCTTTGGTTTTCTTGGCGGGATTCTTCGGCGCTTTCTCAGCCTCTTTCAAGCCGGCCTCGATCTCGTCGTCGTTGGACTCCGGTTTGCCTGAAGCTTCGGTGATTGCCAGAGAGTGAACTTCCAGGTCATAGGAGCAAGTGGACTTGCCATCCCGCTCCGTCTCCCGGCGCTCAACAACTTTGAACTTGATAGTCGCCTCGCCCTCGCTTGGGATCTCCATCTTGTCAGTGAGTTCTGAAATGTAGAACGAAGGGAATACCATTTTCTTCGGAAGTTCTTTTTCCGGCTTCTCATTAGCTGGTTCCGCGGAGCCATAATCTGGACGTTCTGCACCGAGGTTGTAGGTTTTGGTTTTCATATTTATTGCGGTAAAACTTCTCGGGCAACTTCAAGAAACGTGAAAGGAGCTTCGGCAAAATCAGTTACCCCGGTTAGCGCTTGCGAGGAAATTGTTTCTTCCCAGACATAAGTGGCGGCAAGTTTCTCCGGAAGGTTGGGCTGTTTCTGAATTACCCAGAGCATGATCTTTTGAAGTTGCCCTGATGTGAAGAATTTTGTGATGTGAGATTCCGCGAGAGCGATCGGGTCAGGCACTTGCGGCTGAAAAGGCTGGACAATCCCGTCGGCGGCGAGAAATTCTGCGAAAGCTTGCTGACCGCCTACGATGTTTTCTTTCTGCGGATAAAGACAAACCGAAACAATCCCGTAATTTTCCGTAATTCCAACTACAGCTGTTCTTTCGGCATTCGCATAAGCGGCAGACAAAATTTTCATCCTTTAATCTCCTGAACAAGCATTGTCGTTCTAGCCGCTCCGCCAAGTTTGCGTCCGGCTGTTAGGCCGTTTAAATAAGTCGCGCCAGAGTCTCCGCCCACTCTTAAAGTATACAGCGTAGGAGTTATCACTCCAGGACTATGCTGAAAAACAAAAGAAAAAATTCCCTTAGGAACGCCAGAAATATAACTAAGTGCAGTAGCAAAGATGGCGGAGGTGTCCGTATTTTGAAAAAGAGCGAAAATAATTGCATTTCCATTTCCTTCTCCGAAACCGGAGACAGATATGATTATCGGATTTGTGCTTGAGCTTGGAGTAATAGTAGCAGACAGGACAGCGGTTCCTTCAGTAGTCTGCGGAACAGTATCATCCCATGGAATAACTGTAGAAAGTGCCGTGTGAACCGCATTTTCTGCATAGACTGTTTGGATAACGCTGCCAACAGGAGTTACTCCAACCGAGGTTCGGGCGACTTTTTTTAGATGGGTGGGGTCCGAAGCATCCCATACCAAGAAATAATCCACATCAGCAAGCAGATCAATTGTGTCTCGTCCGCTGATCGCTTCGCCGGGCAATACGACACTCGTTTTTCCGCTGAGATCCAAAGTGTTTGCGAGCTTCTCCGCTGTCACTCCCAGAGCTGCCAGCATCGCTGTGGTGACTTCCAAATTGCCTGGGAGTGTAGCGAACAAAGTCCAACCGCCTGCAACCAAACTTGTCCCAATATAAATTTTTCCAGTATCTTGCTGCGTGGCAAGTTGACCGATGTATAACGGAGTAGCTGCAGCTCGCGCAGCAGCATCAGCAAAAGTCAAAGCTGTTCCAGTTGCCGTATAAATTTCCCAGTCGCCGGCAGTCAAGCTCGCCGCGATCCACAAGGTGCCGGTATCTTCCTCCACACCGAGTTGACCAGTATATTCCGGGACGGCTAGCAAACGAGCGGCAGCGTCAGGAAAAACGGCGATTGTCTGCGAAAAAATTCCAGGCACTGCTTTTAGGGCCCGGATGATGTAGCAAAGCAGACCTTCTCCCTCAAGCGGGATAACTCCATAGATATTAAAAGGCAAACTTGTCGAGCAAGGCTGCGACCAGACGACCCGGCCGTCGACAACTGTCTTTGTCAATTCGCCAAAGAGAGCGAGAACTAAATTCGCCAATTGCGAAGAAACAGATTCCCGGGTTGGGTCTGCTGCAACTTCTGCTGAGGTGCATCCGCAAGACATAGGATAAAAGTTAGGGTAGTTCGGTTGAAAAGTAAATATATTTCACGGATTTCAATCCAGCCAGTTCTTGGCAGAATAGATTTGATTGATCAGCCGATATTTCCTCCACACTCCGTCGCCGTTGCGATCCGCGTCCGAGCCAGCCGCGGCGTCTGGTGAAGTGTTGGCTTCGATAGTCCTTATAGTCTTGGTTCCCCAAACTTCAACCAAGCCTGTGTGAGCGACTCTTTTCTTGCTTGGGAAATAGATCCCCCACGCGTCTCCCGGCTTCGGCAGAGTCCCGCCCTTTGATCGGGTCCAAGTAGGGTCTGACACCCATTTTGACGCCAACGCGCTTCTTGGCCCAACCAAGCGAAATCCCGCCATGTCATAGACCCACCTGTTCCATGCCGCGCAATATGGTGCTCCAGTTCTTTCCAAGCCAACGCTGGCAAGAATACGATCAATCGCAGGGCCGTCGTTATTCCCGGTTTTCTCCTGAAGTCCAATAGACGCTCTCGCCACATCGAGAATTCGATCTCTCGCTCCCGCGCTCGACGTTTCAACTCCGATGACAACTTGAGTGTTTGCGCTTCCCGCAAGCAGGAGGAAAATCGCGAGCAGGCCATGATTCATTTGGTTAATGCGAGCCAGAGATTGAACGCGAACAGGACCACACAGAAGATGAACGACCCCTGAACGAGAAACACGAACTGAGCGTTTGTAAGCGCTGCCGTGGCTTTATCGAGCCACCCCCAATTCGACTCATCGTCCTGAGTCTTCCTGTCGAGAGAAGCGAAGATCAACTGCCATAGCACCCATCCGAAGAATCCCTCGCTGAAGGTAAACACTGCGGCAAGGACAATGGCTTGAAGAAACCCTGCGTCGAACACCCCTGCGGTTGGGTCATACCACCGGATGAACACCGGAGAGACGAGGAACAGCAGGACGGCAATGGCGAGCGTGAGGAGGTTCGCCCAACTTGAGAAGAAGCGTTTCAGGAATTTCATAATTTGGATGCAATGAGGGCAACTGTGAGGCGACAGGTGGCGAAGATGGTTCCGAAGGAAAGGATGGCAAGCGCAATCCAAAGCCCAATCCCATAGGGAGTCAGGATCGGGAACTTGCGGCAGATAAACCCGATGATCTGTCCCCCGTAAATCAGAACAAGGACAGTCCCGGCGATGGCTGCAAGGAACAGGCAGATGTCCCGCTCTACCGCATTCCGGTGGGCCTCGGCGGTCTTTTTATCAGCAACGACCTTGGCTTTGTTCCAGCCAATATAGGCGTCATCAAGTTCCTTCGCCATGGCGTGGATCTTGATCTGCTGCGCGGCGAGATCCTTCAGTTGCTCCTTCTCATTGTCTCCCGCCTCTTTCAACTTCGATTCCAGAGATTCGATTTTCTGGTTGGCGAACCGAGCATCCGTCTGGAACTTCTCAATCTGCTTATCCTGATCTGTGACGATTTCTCGAAGTTCGTCATTCTGGCTGGAAAGGCCGCTGACAAGTTTCTTCTCCTGCGGCGTCATGGCGGAAAAGCACGTTGAGGCGAAGATTGAAAAAAGTAGGATGTATTTCATTTTGGAGAATACTTTCCATCCGTATTGGGATGGACAAGTTCACGGTTTTTGTTGATCGCAAGCCAATCTTCAGATCGCCACACAAAGCCAAAACCTTCCTCGTCCACAAAAAATCGGTCAGTTGCTTTTGCGTCCGCAATTTCCATCTCAGAGCAGGAGTTGCTACTGACGATTGCGCCGCCATTAGTTGCAAGCTGCTTAAGAAATTGTATAGCCCTCATTTTCCGAGAAGTTTCCTGATCTTGTAGTCATTCTGGTCAAGGAGGATGATCGCCCTGCCGTTCAGCCCCCGGAGAACCTTTCCACTCTCCTGCATCGACAGGATCGCTTTCTTGATTTCCTTGCTGTCGCTCTCCGCGAGGCTGATCGTCTCGGTGATGTCCTGTGAGCGTTTTGTCGCTGCCGATAGATCCGGCGATGCAGCAGCATGGGGCCGTGCCGAAGAACACGCAAACATACTCAGGCAGATGAGGACAATGGTGCATTTCATGGCTTCGGATTCTTGAGCTTGTAAATCTCCAGATCAATGTCGGCCTGCTTGAGCTGAATCGCCGACATGCGGGACTCGAACTCAGGCCGAGAAATCAACTGCGCTAACTGATCTTTCAGTTCCTTTTGATACTGCACCATGTTGGAAGCCAACTGCATTCGGCTGTTCTCCTGATTGGCCTTCATCTCAGGCACGGTGACTTCAAGGACGGAAACCTTCCGGTTAATCTCGGCCCCAGTGGTAGCAATCGTCGTCATCGTCCAGAGCGTGAATCCGGCAATGATGGTTCCGGCAACTCCTGTGAACCATTTGAATATGGGGGATTTGAACGGGGACATTTGATCGATCTCGGTGTTGGGCATTAGGTTTGGTCTTTCGTTACAGAATGAAGGTGTTCATAGTCTTATTCGCTGACAACTTCCTCAAAGGTGAACGGTGCGGGCGGGAAGCCAACCTGCCCCGCAACAGCCATGCCCTTCACGGTCTGCAACCATGTGTATAGGGCGACGAGCTTGGGCTTGCTGGCGAGGGCGTTCGCTTCCTTGACCTGCAAGAGCAAGTCCATGAGGGTGACGAGGCGTGATCCGGTGAGGCCAGCGGCAGCAACATGTTGCTCTCCTGCTGTGATCTTCTGCTCCGGTGTCATGCTGGCAGCGCGTTCCGCGAGTCGGGCAACTTGGTCGGCGGCGATCTTCTGCTGCATGGTCAGAAGGCTTCCGTCGATCAGGAAATAGCGGACAGGAGGAGTGCTGGTGCGACCAGACTCAACCAGAGCGGCTTGCTCGTCGGTGATCTGCTCGACGGTTGCCAGTTCGCCAACGGACTGCGGTTCGGTGTCGGATATTCGGTTGATGCCCTTTTGTGGGCCGAGGACGGCGTATTTCATAAGTCGGAAATCCAGTTAAATTTCTGGTTGATCGTTTCGGAAAGCTGACGACCAAGAGTGTCGTGCCAATCGGGTTTGAGCGGTTTCACTTCGGATCGGATGATGTGTTCGCCGTAGGGCCAACCGAGTTCATGTTCCTTGGTATATTGTTCGACGTTAGCAGGATTGTGCTTGAATGGCTCCATCCCCAAGTATTTCCAAACCTTATCCATTGTTCCCTGCGGGTCAGCGGTCAAATCCTCCGCATGGACGAAAAGCACCTTATCCTTGTGGAGTCGGGCAATCTCATGGAGACGCTGGATGGCGATGCCAACCGGAGCAGTGTCCAGCCAGAACCCGCAACGGCCTTCGATGGTCTGGATGCGGCTGGTATCTTGCTGGCTCATTTCAAGCTGAAACTCTGGATGTTGCTGAAACTTCTTTTCCATAGAGGAAAGCACCCCGCGAATGTCACGGACAGGGACAAGGAGCTTGGCATCAGGATAGAGCTTGAACAGCAACCCTGTGCTGCCGATCCAAGAGCGGCATTTGTCCACAACGATAGGGCGATCAGTCAGGGAATCGAAGGAGTTGGAAATTCCCGCTCGCATGAAGTCCATGAATAGCTTCTC